GCAACAATACTATAGTTCATTTTAACTTTAGTATAATCACTCTTAGGGCGTATCATATTAGTAGCTATTTCCCACTTTAATGTTTTACCACCTAAAACTTTTACTCCTTCATACAATACCTCTAGTGACCTAGATAATTTTTGTATACCGTATTCAACATATAATTCCTCAGGCGGATTAAACTGGTCGTCTTTTGGTATAAGTTTTGCAGCTCCTGTAGCAGACTCTTTTACCTTGTAAACTTCGTTAGCATAAGTCTTATAATTATAATACAGTATTTGCACAGTATTAGAATCATCCTCATCATAATTAGTCAAAGTTCTATCATAAAATCCATTGTTTTGGTAAGATTGATTCGATATTTCTTTTAAGTCATCATTAGTAAGCCAAGGAAATTCTTTCTTTAATTCATTTATATGTACGCTTTTTACTTCACCAACATAATATATATCGTCAAAATAAGGTGATTCCGTATATGACCAAACTAAATTAACAGGATCTACGTATTCAACGGTAGCTCCTTCTGCTTTGCTAAATCCGTTTTTAACTGCAGCAATACCTATAGTAGCTAAGTCATAAGTGCATCTTTTCTTAGTTAAGTCATATTTATTACCTTCTAGTAAAGTGTTTATAGCTTGCTCCTCAGCAAGTTCCACCTCTTGCTTATAAGACAGCTGCATGTGCAGGTTAAGTTCTTCTTTGTTTTTCGGCAAATCGTCTGGATTGTTTTCAAATAAATTAACACCAAATTCAGCCTCTACATATTCGCCAAGCTCTTTTGTTTGCATATCCCTAAGTATAGATTCCATGTACTTAGTTCTTTTATCTACCCCATAAGGATCTTGAGAATAAGCTTTAACATCAAACATTCTTTCTGATATGCCATTAACTAATATATCTACAAACTTAGGTATTATAGGCACGGGCTTCCAATCTAAATTAAGATAAGATAAGTCTCCGTTTATTGACAACTCATCTTTGTATTTTTGCACCCCCTGCTCTCCTCTTGCATATAATCTTAAATTATGAAAAGTGTTTTGATTGCTTTTAAAACGACCAATGCCGTTATCTGAACGAAACCACTCATTCTCTATGGCTCTGCCTACTCTAGTTCCATAGTCTAAACTCATCTTTTCAGAATCGCTAGCTATTTGGCTCGGAAAATAACTTGTTATAACTGACTCAGCCATATTTTTATTTTTCTATTAATTTCGAAACACTTCCAGCATTGGAGTATCTACTTATTTTTAAATTTAGTTTTTGCTTTTGTCTTTCAGCAGCAGGGTTATACAAATGTCTATTAACCGCCATTATGGCTAGACCAGAACTTATAGCCGCATCAAATTTAGTCCTGTTGTTTATATCAAATTTAGCCCAATCGTTTAGGGTAGTATTAAAATACATGCTCCCATATTCTCCGTCTTCTTTTAATCCAACATATTTGTCTATATAAGATTCAATTGCAGCAGCATGCGCTTGCTTTATATCTTCACTTGAGTTTGGTATTCCTCCAATTTCTTTTTCTGTTTTGGATAACTTGTTCCATAATTTATCCGGTCTGTTCATCGAATAACCTCTATACCCTCTCCGCTTTAAATAGTAAAGTAATCTAGGTTTATTATTCTCACATAATAAAGGCATGCCATAAAATACTAATGCCATGAGCACGTCTTCAAAAAACATCTCAGCTGTTTGAGGTCTAGCTAAGTATTCAAGAAAAAAGGTATTAGGGGGAGCGTCTTCCATGGAAAATTTGGTAAGTCCATGAAGAGCACCTTTAGATCCTCTACCATCTGTTGTGCCACTAATATCATAACTATCACAGCCAAAAGCACCAATGTGATCATTGCCTGGCGACTTAAGACCATTCTTAACATATTGTTTGTTTTGTAAATTCAATCCGGGTACCCAAGAAATATTAAATCTTCCTTGTGGATTAGGAGTAAACTTAACTTTACTATCTTTTATACCGTTCTCCCAACTAAAGCTTCCGCGAGTTAATACTCCGGAATGTTTTAAGTCTTCGTTGTAATCTATTTGCTCGTATATTTTTACTAAATTATATAAGCTGTTTTGTGTTTCGTCTCTAAAGGCATGTTCTGTTGTGCGTGGAAATTGCCTGTAGTGTTCGTTTAAGCCATCCTGGTCGCCTTTTAATCCCTCTGCTTCATTATTCCAGTGCTCAATAACTCCGAGCTCAATAGGGTCACCGTATGGATCTTCTAAAGGTTTTTCCGGAGTATCGAATACGGGCATTCCGTATTTATCGATGAATCCTTCATAATTCCATTCCATAGGAATGAACAAACTATACAGTCCGGATTTTGTTTGACCATTTTTGTTTCTTTTGTTTATATCCGATGCTTGATATAATTTTTTAAAATTGCTACCCCCTTTGTCTAATGCATTTGAAGTAGACCCCATCATACATTTACCGATGATTCTGCTACCCAATCGTAAACAGGTTTTTGTTACTCCCCAGTTATTAAGTATGTTATTAGGTCTTTCCCATTTACCTGATTCGTCATGTACTAAAAGTTTTAGCTTTTCACCATCATAACTGTTGTCTCCAGTGTTTTTAAAATCTATCGTCGTATCTAGACCTTCTAATATTATTTGCTCAGAGTCAGTGTTTTGTATAGATCTTTTTGTTAATCTAGAAGCCGGGACTCTATAAGCTAGCTCTTGCTTTGGTCGATCCATACCGTCCTGGATCGGTTTAAAGAAAAACGGATAGTTGATAGATATGGGTACAACTTTGTCCGTAAACATCTTTTTCGCATCAGCTCCTGATTTTGATAATATACCAAACCTGGAATCGCTAGACACCGTAGCTTGATTAATCGTTTCTCCCGACGCCATGAATGAAAATCCGGAACGTCTATTTTTAAGGTAGCAAATACCATAACAACGTGTATCTGCCTTACACGCTTCCCAGAATATATAGAATAATCTGTTTGATTCACGAAAGTCCGGTAACCCCACGTCGATTTTTGACCACTGCAAATACATGTAGTGAGTGCCAGTAATATAAGTAGGAACGTTGTCGTTAAGAAACCAGTACCCATTTTCTCTTCTTTCAAATTGCTCATCTATATATGGTTCCCATTTTTCTTTAAAGCTATCCGGATAGTCTTTCCATTCGAATATACTTTGTATTCTTTTAAGCTCTTTAGGATACTCCTCTGGCTTCCATAAATTGTTTCCTTTGACTAATTTCTTTGGGGCCTTAGGCAAGGCTATTTTTAAACCTTGTATATTATATATTTCTCCTATTTGGCCGGTATTACTAATAACGATTATATCATTATCTTTGTCGTACCCATATTTCCAGTTTTTTAAACTATTACGTTTAGATAACACATTGCCCTTTACGGGCGTTATAATTGAGTAAAGATCTTGCTGATACATTATTTAGCTCTCCTTTCTGCAAAACCTTTGTAAGTTTTCTCTTTGGTTTCTTCCTTGGGCTTTTCGTTCAGTATATCTTCCTCCGCTTGTATTCTGTTCAAGATTTCAAATGCATCAAATATAGCTAGTTTTTTTGTAGCTGCTGCATTTTTAAGCCGATCAGCAGATATATCATCATCTGAATCCACAATAGCTTCTTTAGCTACTTTTATTAGTTCTTCAACCGCTTTGTGCCCAGCCTGGATTATACTCTTCTTCGTTTCCTTTATATTCATATTTGATTGTAATTTGATTGGTAGGAACTCGATACATTTTTTTTCCGTTTATGACAAATTCATATTCAGCTCCTGGTCTAAAACCTACAAGATCGTCGGTATTTAAAAAATCCAAAGCTGGATCCTTAAATCTTAGTATTCCAATTCCTTCTTTTTCAACATTAATTGAAAACATTTCTGTTTCTTTTATAGGTTGAATAAAATTAAAACCGCTACAGGCTAACCATTTTTTATTTCGCTTATATGCGAATATTTGGTTAGGCTGCACAAAGTATTTATCTTCTTCGTAAAAACTTCTGGAGTTTTTTTCTTGTCCTCTTATATCGCGGAATCTTCTGAATACATTGTGATGTATTATTATAAGATCTCCTTTGCGTATTTTAGTGTCATTAAAATAAGGCTCTGAAATGACCAGTCCTATTCTTGACACGTATGAATGATTCTGTAATTCAGTATTTAATATAAATTCTGTACCGTCTATATTTAACTTGTTTTTGTAGCGACCCTCAAATGGTGTTACAACAAAATCGGTGTAACCTTTCATTAATACTCTAAATTATATTCTATTGCTATTGCCATATTCTTATTAAAATCTTTCCACGGCAAAACTTCATTATTCTTTGTTATGTATATTGAGTACTTATTGTCTTCTTCAATTATACTATCTATAATATGACCACCATACACTTCCTGTCCTACAGAATAATGCATGGCGTCATTTTTATAGTCTCTACCTATACTAATCTTCCGTATTAGGTACATTCTCTTGCATTTCTCCAGTGGTGATGTCTATTACAACGTCCCCATATTTTTCTTGCAAGGCAGTTTGTATAGATTCCAGCGAGTCGGTTAATGTTTTCATAGAATGCATAAGATCATGCTTTTGTAATTCAATACCTCCTACTTGCACTTGTACTCTGTTGATAGCTTCCACCGCTGATTTTACACTAGTTAGTTCCTCATCTGTAATGAATTTTTTTTCTATTACAGTTGCTTCTTCTTTTGTTTTGTTTTCTTCCATTTGATTTAATTTAAAGTTAATATTCCGTTATTTTATTTATTACGTGTTTTTGTTACTTATTGATTTTGTTTTTTCCCATGAACGCCCAACAAAATAAGCTCCATAGACAGTAACTAGCAAAGTTTGAAATATAGGTATATACTCTTTAGCTATTTTAAATTCACCTATATTCCCGTCAAAAAATGCACAAGCAGTAAATATAACTGTTAAGTATATAAGTACCATAGGTCTTATATTCTTTGACAAAAAAGAATCAGACTTCATGTCGGATTCCCATCTTCTAGTCACTTGTTTTTGTGCATCTGCCTCCGCTTGTTGCAATATAACTTCTATTGCTTTCTTAGCTTCTAGCTTTTCTTCTTTACTTGTTATAAGATTATCGAGAACGCCACCAACTTCTTTGATAACGTTCCCGGTAAGCCATGACCATATTTTATCCATTTATTTATTTCCTTTCCTTACCGACAGATAAGGCTTTCTAGGTGCCGCTTCTACTGCCTTGTTTTTACGTGCTGAACTAGCTTTTCTTAGTTTTTTATTAGGAGTTACAGCTTTTTTAGCCGCCATATCCTTACGTGTTTTTTCCGAATATCCAGCTGGAGCTTTTGACGTATTAACCGCTTTTTCCTTTACAGGAAGTATCACAGCCTCTCCCATTTTTTGCTTAACTCGTTTATTTCCTTTTTTAGGTTTGTTCTGTTTAGTAGGAGAAGCGTTTCTAGCAGCTTTCCTGTTAGCTTTGTTCTCTTCTCTTGTTGCCTTTCTATTAGCTCTATTAGCTACTCTAGCAGACTTTCTGTTAGTTCTGTTTTCAACTCTAATATCTTTTTTAGTCTTAGGGGTTGTTTTAGCAGTTGTCTTAGCAGATATTTTTATTTCTGGAGTTTTTTCTACTTTGGCTTTTTTGACTGTTTCGGTCTTAACTTTACTTACAGGTTTTTTACTAGCAACATAGCCTTTAGTAGTATCGTCTTGAGCCCATCCTCTTCGTTTGTATTCGTCATACCTAGCCTTAGAGCCTTTTTTCATTCTGCTTAAATCATTACCTGTAGACTCCGCTTTAACTCCTCGCTTTTTTGTAGACAATATTGTGTCGTCAACAGTAAATTCTTTAGGTTTGTGGGCCATTGTCCCGTCAGCTTTTACATAATTATTAAAATCTGTAAGCTTAGGCATTTTTACGGTAGCGCTAGCTCCAGGACGCTTAACTAAATTACCCTCCATGGTTTTTTTGCTTTTATCCTTAGAAGTGCCTTTAGTTCCTACAAATTTATTAGGGGAATTTTTCATGGGTACACCCATTGCTTTCAACAGAGGGTTTGTAACTCCGCCTTTGGTAGTCTTTTGAATCTTCGCTGTAATCGGAGTACAGCCTTTTTGTTTGTATGCCATCTTATTTGTTTTTATATGGTAATAATTTATTTAATGCTTCTTTTCTTTTGTTGCAACCGCAACCGCCTGGTATTTTATCAGCTAATCTTTTTATACCAGTTGCTTTTGTAAATTTTTCTATTGAGTCCCCTAAGCCTTTTGATTTCATTAGCACTTCCAATTTCTCCTAGCTATATCGTTTGGGCAATCACCATTTTTATCTGGATCTTTGCACTTTTTAATTCCAGCAGATCTAGCACAGTAAGAATCTTTACGAGAGCCACCTTCTGGTTGTGGTCTTTTTAAGTTTCCTCCTGTCTTTTTGTTGTAAGCTTTTCTTTCAGCAGCACTCATGCCGGCGGTGTATGCTTTTGTTCTTTTAACCGGAGAATCTGATTCCCCTTCTATTGCGTCTTTTAAATGATCTGGTAATTTATGTTGATTACCTTTTAAAGCTTTTGCTAATGGTGATTTTGGTGATTGTGAATATGCCATAATTATTATTTTTTAAAATAATTTTTCTTCATAGGGGATTTTTTCATAAAAATTCCGCTACCGTATTTATTAATAAATGAATCACCGACAGAAGTATCTACATCTGTAAGTTTAAATTTGTTTAGTTTCGCAGCATCATTTCCTAATCTTTGGGAGTCGGTTTGAGTGCTTGCATTGTATGTCTTTTGCATTTTCAAACGCTCTGCTTGTTCAGGTCTAGTAAAATCGGCTTGGGATTCATCTACATCTTTACTTCTAAACCTAGTATCTAA